CCTTATGAAGAAAAGTATATAACAATTGCAACCAACTCGACCGCAGGATGTAAGTTTTGGACTAAAGAAGGTTGGCAAGAACTTATTAATTATCTTCATTCATTAGGATATAAAGTTATCAATGTTTCCAAAGAAGATAATAAATTCAATAACTGTCAAAAAATAAAAAACACTGAAATGGATTACACAATGAATGTCATTCATCACAGTGAATTCTTTGTAGGATTATCAAGTGGTTTGTCTTGGTTATCTTGGGCAATGGGTAAACACGTTGTGATGATTAGTAACTTTACAGAATCAAACCACGAATTTACTTCCAATTGTACAAGAATTACAAACCCAAATGTTTGTAATGGATGCTGGAACAGTCCTATTCATAGATTCGATAAAGGGGATTGGAATTGGTGTCCTGTTCATAAAGGAACTTCCCGACAGTTTGAATGTCATACATCAATAACTTCGGAAATGGTAATAAATCAAATTAAACACTTATTAAAATGAACTTAGAAAATTTTGTTTGGGAACCAAAATGTTATGATGGTTTCAAAGAAACTGTTGAAAGAGAAATTTTCATAGATAAAATTTACGAAAGATTTGTTCAAGTAGAAGAAAGAGACGTAGTATTTGATATCGGAGCAAGTTTGGGCCCATTCACATACTCTATTTTAGATAAAAATCCATCACAAGTTTTCTCATTTGAACCAAGTTATGAGGAATTTAAAACGCTAGTCCTTAATACAAGACACGGAAATGTTACTCATATAAACAAAGGTATTGGTAATACAGTAGGTGAGTTTGAGTTTGATACTGTGTTTGACGTATCGGGCGGTCATAAGCTATATTCGACAACTTTTAACAAAGTAATAAATGATTATAATATTAAAAAAATTGATTTTTTAAAAACTGATTGTGAAAGTGGCGAATATGATATTTTTACCTTGGAAAATTTGTTTTGGATAAAAAACAATGTTAAAAAAATTTCAGGAGAGTGGCATTTAAGTACACCCGAATTGAAAGAAAAATTTAGATTATTTAGAGACGTTTATTTACGAGTATTTCCAAATTTTAAAATATTTTCTTTTGATGGTGTCGATATAACTTGGTCAATATGGAATGAAGACTTCATCCCATATTACAAAGAAGTCATGATATACATTGATAATAGAGATTAGATTAAACTACTTGGTAAGTAACCTCTAAAATTGGTACGAATATGATTCAATAATGTATTAGCATAAGTTTTGTTATGAATAGGCCCTGTGTGAATATCATCTACGGCACGATCCAAAAAATTATCATATAATCCATCAAACCTATTGAATTCTTCATATTTAGGAGGGATTCCGAACCATCCATTCCACAACCAATTACATTTTTTTGACTCCAAAAAATATTTGATTAAAAGATGATTCTTATACCAATTCATAAAATCTTCATAATCATTTTGTATTACAGTTAAATTATTTTGTAATTCCCGACCGTCTTCAGTCTCCTTAGTATATCCCCATTGACAATGAGGTATAAATGGTTCAATTCCTCCATCTTTGGTATAGAGTTCTCTTCTCTGAGGTGAAGTATACATAATTAAAACTAAATCAGGTTTTATTAAGTTATAATAAGTTATTAGGCACCTTGTAATAAAATCATTACTTCTACCTCCCATACCAAAGTTATGGTCAACTCCATTTGTAATTAATTTAGAAAATTGTGCAGACCATGTTTCATCATTATTAACTCCAACACCTTCAGTATTAGAGTCTCCAATAGACATTATCTTAAATCCTTCCTTGTGAATTGAGTCTCCCCTAAATCCTATTTCATTATAGGTGTAAATACATTTTCCTGTATTATCACTACCAGATGTTGTATAGAAAGAATTTTTTCTTTTTGAAATCCCCCACCTATAACTTGATATTTCAAAATTTTCAGGTGTCCAATATTTTAATGAGGTCATATTAATTTAGTTATATTTAATTTACAATTCTTAACCTATTCGACGAATTTACATCAAAAATATCTTCATAATAAATAATATTGGTATTTATCATTTTAGATAGTTCCAATAACTTTTTGTCGAATTTTTTAATTAATTCAATATTATACTTAATATTTGGGGTATTAACCCACACATAATGGCTATCAAAATTTTTAAAATGATTGGCGTAAGATAAACTTTCCGCGCAAGCAATTAAATCTTTTCTAGATAATAAAATCACGTCATCAAAAAATTTAACAAAATCTAAATAAAATGGTATTTCCCTATGGTTTATATGAGTTTTAACACATATATTATTTGTAAATTCCCAATCAAATTTTTTATATTTTTCTATATTATTATTAACTTCATTAAATGGTTCACTAATTGAATTCAACCCTCTTTCAGTTGATATTTGTTTTAACAAGGAAGTTGAACCAGTTCTAGGTAGAGTAATTAATAAAATTTTCATTATATTAAAGTTTTAACAATAAATTCTTGTAGATTACTCCAAGTATGATTATTTGGTAAAAAAGAATTAACTTCTTTAACAAATTCGTTGTATTCCGAATGAGACTCATTCCAAATTTGTTCTGATAAAAAATCCTCATCAGTAAATGTCCCCCAATTAGTTATTTTACCAAAAAATACATTTACCTTCTTACCAAAAATAGAATACATTAAATCATAAAATAACTTCATTTCTTTATAGTTTTTTTGTTGAACCACAAATGAGGTTTTTATGCTACTTAAAGTTGGTATTGTGGAGATAAATTTTAAGTTATCTAACAATACATCCCAATTACCATTTATTCTTGTTTTTGTTTCATAAGTCTCTTTAGTTCCAGCGTCAACACTAATTTCACAACTTTTGACATATGGATGTACGTTTGGCATTGATTCCCACATTTCTTTGTTCCAACGTGTCGCATTAGTATGTAAGTGAATTGATTTTAAATTTGGCCATTTAGATTTATTAAAATTTCTTAAAAAATCTCTAAAGCCAACTGACACGAATGGGTCTCCACTACCCGTTATATATAGTGTATTCACCTCATTCCCATATGAGTCTTCAATATCTTGTATGTCTTGTTTTACTTTTTTTATTTTATTACTGTCCGCAATAATCATACTTAATCGACATGAAGGACATTCAAGATTGCAACTCCTGTCCATTGAAAATTGAACTACCTGTGGTGAAGTTAATTTTCCTTCCTTATGTTTTTTTATTTTTAGTTCTAAATTAGAACTTAATTTATCTTTGTGGTAAAGAGGATGGACTCTACCAACATCACCAAAGGTTTTCAATTGATGTATAAATGGACAATGGTTATCATCACAATATCTATATGATCCATCTAATATACTATCTCGAATATCATTGGCCTCTGTTGAATTCCATGCGTCATATGGTTTAGTATCTTGAGGTAAAAATTTAGTTAACCATGACGCACAACATAAAAATCTTTGATGGTCATGAATTTCTAATGAAGTAAACGGAACCGCGCAAATGTAATTTTTTAAATCTATCTTAGACTCCACATTAATAATATTTTCATTTATTACCATATAATCAAATGTTTTTTTTTAAATTAAAGTATTTTTCAATAAAACACTTTTTTTCTCTGTTTTTTGTATCCACTCATAATATTTTTTAGAGGTAGTATTTTCTTCTTTTGTAAAATTTATCATATCAAAGATTTATTTAATCCAAAATTATCAATTGATAACCAAAAAACCATACTATATCTAATACCTTCTTGGATTTTGTTAGCGCAGTGTTCTATGGATGAATCGAACATTATAACATTTCCAATTTCTTTTGAAGATACTAGTGTTTCACCATTTTGAAAAATACATAATTCACCACCATCATATTCGGTTTTATCTGAAAGTTGTATTATTAAGGTTTTATATCTGTTTGAATATATACCTCCAGAATCGTTATGTTTTTTGAACTCCTGATTTATATCGTACTTCAAAATTATAAAAAAATCTGGTAAACTTTTTATTCCAAATTCTTTTACTTTTTCTAATATTATATCTGATAAATTAGTATCCAACTCCATACGTACTTCACACGAAGTTCTATATTCCGATATAGTAACAAGTTTATTATTATCTACTATCGTACTACGTTTGAATAATTTATCATCAGGTAATGATTTAAAATAATCACACTCATATTTATTAAATAATTTTTTTTGAATAACGGTCTTCATTTTAAGTTTTAGTTATTTTTATACAATCGGTTTGTGTAAATTTAATCATAATAAACTATTTTTTAATAAAACACTTTTCTTTTCTGTTTTTTGTACCCACTCATAATATTTTTTAGATACAGTATTTTCTTTTATGTTTAAATTTAAGTTGTATGGTAACTTTTTTGTATATTTTGATTTATGAAAAAAATTTATATGAGAATCAGTTATACCTGCATTATGCATTATATTAAATTCAAAATATTTAGATTCTTCGTGTGGAGCCCAACTGAATTCTAATTCTTTATGATATTGTGTTTCATATCCTAACTTCCAAGCATTCCAAAGTACAGCCCACATATCCGCACACCATATTTGTAAAGGCAGATACTCTTTATTTTTAATTTTCTTTTTACGATTTAAATGAGTGATTTGTTTAAATAATCGTTCACTATCTTTCTCCACATTTTCCCAATAAATTTCATCAATTCCTTTCATTACATATTGAGCCCCTATTGAATTATTATTATTATCGATTATTAGTTTAGGATTAATATCTACAATAGATACCATTTCGTTAAATATATCTTGTCCTTTTGTTATTATATAATCATACGAAATATATGATTTGGTATTTGAACCATACCATACATTATCGTTTTCAAATTGTTCCCAATTTATAGGTTTAGTAAAAATAATATCACAATCGTGGTAAAATATAGTTTCATTTTTTAAATACGGATGTAATTTAAAATGTTGCTTTAATATATTAGGCCTTATAGATGATTTATAATGTTTGGTTATTCTAGTATCATCATAAAAGAAAAATCTAGCATCATATCCATTTGATAATTTTTTCCATACTTCTGGTATTTTATTATTTTCTTTTGTACAAACTATATCAACATATTTAAGGTCCACTCCCATTTCCATAAAATTATTAAGCATGACTTCCACTTGCCATGCAAAATATAAATTAGAAGTTTGAGCAGAAATGAATCGTATCATATTAAAATCATTTCTTTTTTATCAAAATGAATTTTTTCTAACCAAAAAACAAGTGAATATCGAATACCTTGAGTTATAGCAGATACAGAGTGCCAATCATTTGAATCAAATAAAGTACAATTTCCAATTGATTTATCGATTATGGTATCATTAACCACTAACACCCCACCATTATAATTATTTGATAGTTGAATAATTAATGTTTTATATCTTTCAGGATGACCCGCGTATCTATCTTTGTGTATAGTAAAATAATTACCGATATTATAACGAATTATTCTTCCATCGGGTAATGATTTTATTTTAAATTCCAATTTAAGATTTTTCAATAAAAAATTAAATTTACTAGAATCTATTAACCATTCTTCGTAATCTCTATCATCGCGAAGAATTTGTGAATATCCTTTGTATTTATCATTAAGAGATATCATCATCTCACATTCTTCTTGTGTAAACAATTTAGATTGAATCATAATTTATACTTATTCAAAAATAGCAAAAACACATTCTCTACAAATAGTTTGGTATGATTCTTCTATTTTTTTTATATGTTCATCATTTCCCCAAAAATCTTTTAATTCTTGAGTTTTAAAATCACCAAACTGAATTTCCATATCATAATCATTGCAGCAAAGAAATACCGTACCTGTGGCATTTATATGAATCCATCCGAACGGTCTGCCACCAACTTCTTTACCATTACCACATCCTATAACTTTCTTATTTTTATTTCCGTTTTGAAGATTTCTTTTTATTGAACCTTTATTAGTCATTACATTATCTAATAATCCTGCTCTATCAACTAAATATGGAACACCAAATATTTGAACTCCCTCAAATAGTTCTTTTGCCTTTTTAACCTGAGTCATCAATTCACCATCTATTGGGTCTAAATTCATATCAGATGGAAAATCTGGCCCTTTATCTAACCATCCACCCATACCGGTGAATGAATATTTAGTTATACCATTTACTTGAATTGAGAATGATTTATTTGTAACCATATCAGGTAGGGTTTCCATAGTATAGTTAATGTTGGATATTAACTTATCAAATTGTTTTATGTTTATTCCACTTCGTAAACTCCAAACTTCAGGTTCAAATGCTGGAATATTCAAACATATACCAGAGATAACACCTTTATATTTTTGAATCAAATCAACTTTATCAGGTGTCAATGGAATTCCATTTGATAAAATCATAAAATTTAGTTCATACTCTTGACAGATTTTTAATAGTTCTTCAAAATGTGGATATAATAGTATTTCATTATAATGAGCAGTATAAAACCCTTGAAACTTTTTATCAACTAATCCGTTTTCTTTATCTCTCTCATGAATTAAATTCTTAATAATTTTTCTTAGAAGTTCAATGCTCATAATTTCCTTACCATGAACGGGATTTCCTTTATACTTGACAGGACAAAACCAACATCTAGCATTACAAATACCAAATGGGTCTAATTGTAATTCTTTTATTTTGTATACTTCAAATTGTTGTTTTATGTTCATATCAAGTTTAATATAAATTATTTTATATTAATTTTTTAATTCGCTCATATCCTAAATACATTCCAAGTATCCAATCAGATATTAATGGTTCTCGTTCGTGATATATTTTACTTCCTTCAAATATTACACCATCTCCTTGTTCTAAAATTACTTCAATTTTTTCACCATCAATATAGATATATAAAGGATTTACATTTATATCGGATTGTTTGATTGAGACACACATAACCAATTCAGTTACATCTTTATGTTTAGTTAGTGTTTGTCCTTTAAAGGATTTTCTAGTATACCCTAAAACTGTATTTAATTTTGTTGAATAAAAATCTTCAACAAGGGGTTTAAACTTTTCACAAAATTTGTCAGATATTTCCCAACTAAATAATATATCGGATTCTTTGACTTGATGGTCTTTTTCTTTTTCCACTTTTTCAAATTCAGAAAAGATAAATTCACATTCATATGAAGATAAAATATTTTTAATTATTTTATACATAATTGTATTATATTATTTTTTTTAGATTTTTATCTTTTTCAATTAACCACACTATTAGAACCTCACGTGTTCCTTTCTCTACTTTAGTAACTTCGTGATAAGTTTTCTGGCCATCAAATATAATATAATCACCGGAATTGTTTAATTCAATATCAATTCCATTTAAAAAAAGTAGTCCTCCTATTTCAGCTGGATTAATTAAAAAAATTAAAGTGATGGCATTTAATTTGTTATTCGAGTTTACCAATCTTTCATCTATATGGTTTTCTAAAAAATCACCCTCTTCATATTTTCCAATATGGATACTTGTAATATCACTTACTGAACACTCAGTTTTTTCTTTGATAAAATTAGTCAATTCATCATTTTTTAAAATAGGAAGATACACATATGTCGCAGACCCATTAGAATATCTTTCTTTTGTATTTCTACCAGCAGGATATTTCCATATAATTAGATTATTTTTATGTAGGGTATATACATCATTTATATACTTTTTTAAAAATAATAATTCGGAATCAGTTATTGTATTTTTTTTATTTATCATTTTAGAAAATTAAATAAGTTTATTTACATTTACTTCAAATAAATTGTTATAGATATAATTTGCAAACTGAATATGCCCGATAAAACTAAAATGAGAATCATTAAATTCATAATTACTATGCTGGAATATTGTATGTATTGATTTTATTTCTGAATCATCAACATCCCAAATATAAATTTTATCAGTTTTATTTAATAATTGTTTTTTTAAAAAATTAAATCTTTTATCTTGTCTTTGTTTATATAAATTACTATTAGAAAAGTAAATCGCAAAATTAATAGCAGTTTCTATCTCTGATTTTTGTTTATTATTTTTTGAAAAAAGATATGCTTTCGATCCATCGATAAATTGTTTATGTTGTGTTTTAAAATTATTTTCATCTGACCAAGGGATATCAAATCTTTCGTAATAAGTTTTTTGAATAATAACAACATCGTTTTGCCTTACAAAATCAAATGAATCTATTACACTATCCAATATCATATCATTAGAACAACCACTCTTTCCTAAATTTTTGATTTCATATCCTAATATGTTGCCCAACAAGTTTGGCCAAATATCATACGAATCTTGATAGTATTTTTTATAGTATAAATCACCACCAGAGTGAATACCTTGGTCTATTCTACAGCCATCTCCAAATGTAAATGAATCGCCAAATGTCCAAACGGTATTCATATTAATTTATTAGGAATAATTGTATTAAAATGAGCAAATAACAAATAACAATCGTTTTCTTCAATTTCTTTTATTCTTTGTGTGGAATCTAAATTATGAATTACCCCAAATCCTTTGATTATATTGGTAAGATGATTATTAAAATAATAGTTACCACCTTTAAAATTATCATTTAGAAAACAAACCGTAGTAAATGTAATATCACTATTTTTAAATCGTTGTACGTGGGTTGGTAAACAATTTGTAGGCTTTAATTTTATTACTTTGGTAATTGGATAGTTTAAAAAACTAATTTTTTTTTCTTTTTCTGAAATTTTTTTAATTTTGGAAGAAATCCAATCTTCATAAAAAAAAGTTTGATAATACTTAAAATTTTCATTACAATATTCCCATTCTAAATTAGAAACTAAATTTATAATATTATCACACTCTTCTTCATTAAAAAAATGTATCATTACTATCAAATAGGATTAGTTGTATAATTAACTTGATTTTCAACATCTAAGCATAAATTACCAGCATAAACTATTCTATCTATTTCAGAATTAGGTGTTGGTACTGCGGTATGTCTAATATCTGCTGGGAAAATAAAAAAATCACCTTCTTGAGGTAAAAATTTATGTCTAACTTTATCCTCAGTTTCAAATATTATATGACCTTCGTCTCCTTGTATATCAGTTGGAGTTTGTAAATAATAAGTAAAAGTATAATCAGTTTTTATTGAAGTACTTCCGGGTGGGTGTACTAATAGATGTTGATGCATCCATTCTAAATTAAAACCTTTTGTTTGAGTATAAACCCAATAATGTTCTGCATAATTAATAAAGCTTCTATTAGATATTTCTTCTATATATTTTTTTACTTTATCATTAATATAATTAAAACATTTTGATTTTATTTCCATCCAAATAGTGTTTTGTTTAACTTCCATCTTTGAAAGTAAACTCATTTCATTATTTAGTTTTACAAATTTCAAACATTCTTGTTTTATATTTTGAAAATTATCATCGTATGATTTGTATATTGTATATTTTTTCGATAGTTTTATATTAGATTTCACAACAACTTTTTGTTTATTTTTTCGTATCGTTTGTAATTACTTAAAAGTTCTTCTCCTTTTCTAATAAATCTAATAGATTTTATAGTATCTCTGTCCACATTAGATTTTTTTTCATAGTACCCACTATTAATAAAATAGTAAGGATTCGTGTATATCCAATGACATCCATTTGTAAGTTTGACATAAATATTAGTATCGTTTGGAAACTCATTCGTATATTCAAACATATCCAAAATATGAGTTTTTAATTCAGAATCTAATTCATTTAGTTCTACTTGTGATATTGGATAAAATCCAGTTTCACCTTTCCATTCTTCAAATAAAAAAGTATCATTAGGAATATCTTTTAAAGAAAATACTCCTATTCCTGAAATTGGACTTGGTTTTAATCTAACAAAAACATGATTCTTAACGTAACTAAATGCATCCATTACAAATGTTTATTCATGAATAATTCAAAAAATTTACCAATTACAGTTTGAACTCTTTGTTTTTCATCAATTGTTAATTGAGATGTATTTCTATTTTTAACATCTTGTAATGATTTCTTTTTATATAATGGTGGGTGATTAGATATATCCATGATTTATTGATTTATTTGTTATGAACTAATATTTGATTTGCGTAAAAGTTTCTATTATCTTCTACTGAAATAATATATGTTTGTGTATTAATTCTATCTAATTCTACAATTGATATAATTTCCACAGTTTTTTTATTTGATAAGTTAACAAAATCTCCAACTTGTATTTTACCAACTTGACTCGGTAAATCATATCTTTCATTTGTCCAATTTGGATGATAAGATGCAAGATATAACCCATTTACATAATATGGGTGGTCAAAAGTTGAAGTTATCTTAATTCCATTTGATAAAGTATACTCTACCAAATCATCATGAATCGGAGAGTTTAATTTAATTACTTTTTTAGATTCAATAATTCCTGTCTCTTCATTATAAGATAATACTTCTTCACCGATAACAACATCTTCAATATTTTTTTCAATCCCATCTGCCATTAAAACTTGTGTACCTGCAATGAAACAAAGAGGAAGAACTGTAGTTGTGGTTGTTCCTCTATTATGAGCCAAAACTCCATTTACAAAATAATTGTGAAACGTATCAATTTCAGATAAATTATAAACTACATTTTCTTCATCTAACAGTGTTATGTTTACTAATTCACTTTCTTGATTATTAAATTTTACAATATCATTTAATTCGATTTTTTGAATTGGACTTTCAAGTTTATACAAATTGTTAGATAATTCATATGAATATGAACTCCATCCTTTATCAACTACATATATTGGGTGGTCTAAGGTTGCCTTCAATTTAACACCATTCAAAAATTCATATTCCACTACTTTATCAACTTTTCTTGAAAATACTTTTAATACTTTACTTGGAACAAGTTGATTGGTTTTAAAGTCAAATGACACCACATATTCCCCTTCTTTCACGTCTTCAATATTTTTAGTGTTTCCATTTTCTAAAAGAATTTGTGTACCGGCGACAAAACAAGGTGAGTTGTGAGAAACAACAGAATTAATTGGAGTTGAACCATTAATAATATAAGTATCAGAATCTTCAACATCTAATTCTACATAACTCAAATTATTATCAGAAGACACATAAAAATTTAATTCATCGATATCAATTAGGTTCCCGTCTAAATTAAATAAGTAATCAGTTTCATGATTAATCGATGAGATAGGTTTAAATGAACTTTTATTTTCTTCTGGATTAAAAACAATATATCTTTTAGCTACACCTGAAAAAAATGAATCACTGTCAACTTTTAATTCAAACATACTATTATATCTCAAGTTTTCAATATTTTTATACACAACAACTGAAGACGTTAAAGAAGAACCACTTGGAAACTCGTTTCCTTCAAAACTCCACAAAAATGGAGAAGGGTTTGATTCAGTTTCGTCGTAACGAGATAAATAATATGATTTTACAGATTCACCGACTTCATATTCACCAATTGGTTTCCACACATCATCACTACTTAATACTTGATGTGTTGATAATATTCCATTTGAATCACCTTTTATATAATTTGTGGTAAATTCATAGTAGTGATAATCAGGAATTTTATTAGTGTATTGATTTAAATTTACCTCAGAAGATAAATCAGTTGGTAAATCAAATATTGAACTAATCTTATAACTATTTAATGGAATTACTTCTAAATCAGGGCCATAAACTATACCAAAAAATCTGGCAGAGGTTATATGATTATTTTCATCTAAACTAGATGAGTGAAAATGATATTGTTCGATTAACTTATCTTCGGAAACATTTTCACTTATAAATTTATCCCATCTATCTTCAATAGATTCATTTTCAAGAGTTGAACCAATCTTAAAAAAATCAATAGGATTATGATATTCGTTTATATCCTTTATAGTTGCATCTGGTAAATTATTTTGATTCAACTCTTTGGTAAGTGTATTAAACTCACCGATTGATGATGAATGATAATATGAAACGCAATAATCGGTTATTGAATTTTGAGTAAATAAATTAAATACATTCAATCTATTCTTACAATATTCACTATCAAATAAGGCAGATTCATCATAAGCTAATCTAAAAATAAATTTATTACTTGAATCTTGTATAGATATTGGATATATAGAATTAGAATCTTCCTCATGTAAATTTATTGATGTTACACTTGGCACATTCAATGATACTGATGATGAAAACTCATTAACAAAATTTATATGAACTCCATATTTATATATAATGTCTAGTTCAGAAATATTATTATCGACTAAAACTTGATTAATACCACTAAAATCAAAATTAACCAATTCTTGGTCAAGAATTCCAGTATCTGTATTTAATTCTAATAATCTTAAATTACCATTTGAGTCTTTAACAAAATCAGCGGAAAATAATGTTCCTTTCATAATTTTTTTAGTTATGTATTTAATATCTTATAAATATCAAATTTTATTTTATTTTATAACCTCTGTAATCAAAATTCAGATTTTATAAAAGAGATTTAGGGTTTGAAATAGTTGTTCTTGAAATACAAATATGTGTAAGTTCTAAGCTTTGTGGTAAATTTAGTTGAAATTCAATTATTTCATATACTTCAGAAAAATTAATTTTATTAAATGGAACTCTTCTATTATGTTCTAAAGTATTCGGGTATAAATTAATCATTCTCACTTTTTTATCAAGATTCGAATTAATTAACTCGAGTGAAGATTTTTGTAAACTTAATTTATTTTCTCTATAATCATCAAAACTACCATTATTGAAGATGGCCGAAGTTAGAACATTAAAAATAGTTTTATCCTGATATTTCCACAAGTCGAAAAGTTCTTCAAATATTTTTTGTTGGTAAATCGGATAATATGTATTATTAATAAACACATCTAAATCTACAACATCTGTTAAAATTTTTTTGTAATTTTTCAAGTCATATCCATTGCTTCTTGAAAATCCAATAACTTCATGGTTTTTTTTTAAAAAATCGTAAAGTCCTTTACCCAAATAATCACTGTGTCCCGTTATTCCTATCTTCATATTAAACTAATACCACGTTTTATGTTTTCTTTATATAAAAATATTATTAACGAATACCGAACACCACTTTCAATTTTTGTGACCTCATGTTCTCTCGTATTTTTAAAAGAATAAATAGTTCCAGCTTTTTTGGGTATAATTTGTTTTGGTTCATGCAAAATAAAATCCCCTCCCACATAGTCATCATTCAAACAAACTCCAACATTCAATGTTTGATTAGGATAGTATATGTCACTATGTCTTTCAAATTCATTTCCGGCTATGTATTTGTGTAAATGTATTACTTCAAAGGGTTTGGTTATTTCGATATTTTGGTCTATTAACAAATACTCAGTAATTTTATCAAAAATCCATTTTACCGACTCATTTCGATAAATATTATAATAAGTATACGATATTTTTTCCCTCGGCCTTTCAACGGTTTTACTATTCACATCTCTGTGAGTACCCTCAATTTCCAAGGTTAAATTTATTATCTTATTACACTCTTCTTTAGAAAAACAAACCATTTGTTTAATGATTATAAATAAAAGGGTCTCTTTTTTTTAACTCCTCAATTTTTTTCTTTAATTCTTTTTTTCTTTTTCTGTCTTTTAGTTTTTTTAAAAACCAATCAATAATTTTTTTCATAGTGTTTTGTATATTAAATAATTATCTATTACCAATAAATCCAAATCTGTATTCTTGAAAGTTTCAATTGCATCCATTGGGGTAAGTACCATTGTTTTATCTTTTATGTTAAAGGATGTATTCAGTATTATAGGGAACCCACTCAATTTTTCGAATTCTAATAATAAATCATGAATCACTGTACCTTTATATACCGTCTGAATCCTTGAAGTTCCATCTACGTGAACAACTGCAGATAATTTATCAGCATATTCTTCTTTAACTTTTACAATTTGATTCATATAAGGGACATCATCGATTACATGAAAAAAATCATTTTGTTTTTCTTTGGTAACCATTGGTGCGAATGGCCTAAATCCCTCTCTCTTTTTAATTAATTTGTTAATTCTTGACTTCATACCAGGTATAGTTGGATTTGCCAAAATAGATCGGTGACCCAATGCTCTTGCCCCAAACTCAATCCTGTCTCGATACCAACCAACAACTTTACCTTGATTAATTTTTTCCGCGACTGATTTTAACAAATATTCTTGGTTCGTAACTTCTATAATGTTCAAATTCCCAAGATTTCTCAAGTAATTTTCAATATCATACTTTGGGCCCAAAAAAGGATTCTTCGTTACCCTTTTTTGCAGTTTTTTATTTTTTACAAGATAATGAATACAAGCACCAACACATGAACCAGCATCTGATGGTGCGACTGGTATCCATATTTTTTCAAAATCAGAATTGGACACTATTTTTCCATTTGCAGTTCCATTGTAAGCCGAACCACCTCCCAAGCATAGATTAGTACTACCGATATTATTTAAAATAGAAATAATATAAAATAATACTTCTTCATATCTCAGTTGAACCGCTGCCGCCAAATTTTGATGTTGAGAGGTTATTTCCTCTTCAGTCAATCTTGGTTCTATCCCCAACAGTTCAGATAATTTTTCATCAAACATAAGTCTATTTGACCTATCCCAACAAAAAATACTCATATCACACAATAATTTACCGTCTTTGAAATCTATTAGTTGTCTAACCTTTTCAATATATTCAGTAGGGTCTCCATATGATGCCAGTCCCATTAACTTATATTCCCCTTCGTTTGGTTTGAATCCTAAAAACGAAGTCATCGTAGAATAGTAAAGTCCTAAAGAATGAGGATAGTTTCCCAAATCGTGGTACTCTATTCCCTCGTCATTAGCTAACCCAATAGACAGAGTATCAATTTCTCCTACACCATCAATAGATAAACAAATCGCAGTTTCAAAGTCTGAAGTAAAAAATGAATAATATTGATGAGCCAAATGATGTTCAGAATAAAACACTCTTCCGTTAAATGGTCTCAAATGTTTTTTGACCTCATATATATTTTTTAATATTTTGAATAAGGAGGTAATTGAATATTTTGGTGATGTGATGAAATGTTTCTTTATATTATTTAAGACTCTTTTTAATTTCAAATTCAAATCTTCGTAGTAACAAACCATATGAATGTCATCGTAAGTAATGTTATAATGTTCGAAGATATATTCAATCGTTCTACAAGGGAAAGAACTATCGTGTTTAATGCCAGTAAATTTTTCTTCTTCGCAAGCAAACACTAATTCTCCGTCTTTGAATAAACATGCTGAAGAATCGTGGTAAAACGATGAAATTCCGAGTATGTACATTACTGAAAATTTATTAAACTTTGAAAAAAGTTATAGTCTGTTTTATCATCATATAAACTTGTCACTATATCTTTATTATGTTTGAGCCTTTTTTTTGCACTTTGATAAAATCCCTGTAATTGGTTTTTTTTCGTACTAACTCTAACAATTTCATCAATAATCATTCTCATTCTTTTTTGTGAATTTGGTTCATTATCATAACTTAAATCAAAGAAATCTTCAAAAAAATCGAATCCATAGAGTTCTTTTGTCTTTTTAATGTGTTGATGGGTCGCGACAATTAATGGAAACTGAGAATAATAAAAAGGAATCAATGTCTTCTCAGTAATATGAATTAAATTATTTTGTTCAAACTGAGACTCATTGACAATATTAATGTATGAATGTTTGTATGGATTATTTTCAAACATTGAATTCCAATCTTGACCTCCACCAGGAGTATCCACGTCATAATCCTCAAACTCACTTTTTTTAATATCAATATTTTTAAAAAAGTTTAAACTACTTTGTGTTTCATTGATTAAATCTTGGTCAAATACGGTCAATAAAATATTAGAATCGATATCACCATTTTCTAATTTCATTGCGGACAATCTATTTCCTCTTAGAAAAGACCAATCGGTGTCATCTAGTAAATTATGGTGTTTAAGTGCGGTTAAAATACCTAATCTATGCATAGTTAGATTCCTATTATAACACGTAAACGTTTTTTCTTTATTGATTTTAAACGGATATCCATCACACAAATTCACAATATTTCTTGTAATCACCAATGGAAGTCTGTTTGACACATGAACATTTATTTTAGAATTTATCTCGTTTTTTAATTGCGGTAACAACTGATTACCATTTATAATAAAAACTTGGTTTGCCGGTATTCCAATAATTCTAAGTAATAAATCCGTGATTTTTATAACATTTCCCAAGTCACATTCATGCTCTGTTACAAAAATAACTTTGAAGTTTTGATTTTTCTTTAGTAAAATTTTAATTTCTTCTGAGATTGGTAAATCTTGATGTTCTAAACTATATAGAGATAAATAATAATTTACATGTACCAAATGGTAAAAATTTTCGTCTTTTCTTTCTGATATTTCACTAACATCGCATATTTTATAATTTTCAATTTCATACCAACCTGGCCTCATAAAATCTTGAACCATGAGTATGTTAGTGTTCTCACTTGATTCATCGGTTATAAGATTTAAAATTGTTTTATTATGATATAATTCCGGATACTCATTTATGATATACACCCCAACATTATCTTTAGCGAATTGATAATATATTTTTAAATCTTCAATAGTTTTACAATCAAAAATTTTAACATTTTTACACAAAGATTTGAATTCTTCTATGTAGTTTGCTTTATGTTGATGTCCTGGATCTAATGGTGACTCAGACCCTTTACCAACCCTAATTATGATGTGAACTTTTTCACCTGTCATCAATTCATATTTGTCCACATGGTTTACTAATTGATTTGACGCAGATATTAAAAAGTCCCATCTTGGATAAAATGTAACAACTCTTTTACCTGTCATTGCCAAACCCAAACTCATCCCCATTTGTGTTTCTTCCATTACTGGAACCTCAATCATCTTTTCTTTAGGCACATCATCAAGTGTCGTACTCATCGGATTACCCCTATAAACTATTTGTTGACCAATAAAAACGGTATTATCATCATTAGATAAATCGGTCATAATTTGAGAAAGTGTTTCTTTATATGTTATATTTTTTAAATTAAAACGCAACCCATTTACCACTTCCATAATGAGGATATTTGGATTTGTATTGATACCAAATTACATCGTTTGGTATATCTCTTTTTATGTTATTCCATGTTGCCTCTGTCGGGGTGTAGGTTGAAACTCCATTATCTTCCACAACAAAATAAAGTGGTAAATCGAAGTTTCTTGCATACTTATGTATTTCATAAAATATTCCACTTTCAAAACTCATGTCCCCAACAAATACCCACACTTTTTCATCACCACCATTTTGTTTGATACTCATTGCAACACCTAAGGCGATTGATAGTGTTCCTCCAACAATTGCTGAAGAGTAAAACTTATCTTTTGGATTACAAATTGTAATCGATTTACCTTTTAAAATTTGGTCTTCAATCCAATCGGGACAAATACCTTTCACTAAAGCATGATAATGTGATCTCCACGTAGAAAAAACCCAATCAGATGGACCTATTCTTTTAGAGATTTCTATCAACTCTTCTTCATTACCATTTGATAAATGTACTGGACCCCTAATTTTACCTCCTTCCCAATGACTAACAATTAAATCTTCAAAATTTATTAAATCTTGTGAAGTCAATTTTTGTTCTCTAACTATTGGATATTGTTCTAAATTTTTAATCATTTGTCTTTCATTTGAAGTATTGGGTTATTTGACGGCCACTCTATATTCCATTTTGGGTCGTTCCATTTTGCCACTTCGTGATTTATTGAATCGACATACTCTCCTTTATAAAACATATTGTAATGAAACACACAATCAGTTAATGCGTAGTGTCCGTTTGCAAAACCTGGAGGAACTAAAACTTGGTCTCTATTTTTTTCTGAAATTAAAAACCAATCCCATTTTCCATAATTAGGTGAATTCTCTCTTATGTCCAGCACAACTAAATATATGTCACCAACTAACGCTTGTACTAGTTTCCATGTTTTATCATCGTAATGTAAACCCCTTAAAACTCCTTTATATGATTTAGAGAATCTCCCATGAATTGAGAGTTCGTTTTTATCGTAGTGAATTTTACTCATCACAGGATGGTCCTCAGAATGATAAGTTGTAAAAATTTCACCCCTGAATTCTCTGAATATAGATGGAGTATAGACAGGAACTTCATATCCAAAAATTTTAGATGGTCTTACGTCAAAATCGTTCCATTTTTTTTCATTCATAAATTCTATTTTTTTCTCATTCATAAATTCCAATATTTTTTTCTAATTTCATAGACATCAAATGGCTCTCTTTTCATTTGTCCACCCTGTCTTAGGTTTGACCCAATTGTTTTATAACTCATAACAATTGACCTTCTATAATTTTTACTATTATTATCTTCGGAACCGTGAACTAAATAATCGTGAGTGAATAAAACATCACCATATTTACATTCATGATATATTTTTTTAAAATTATGATTTTGTGGCATCACACATCCCTTGCCTCTTTCGTTTTTCCAAAATGTTGGGTTTGTCTTTGTTCTTTCCTCATCAATTTCAATGGGTAGTATAGGTAAAAAGTGTGATGATTCATATGACCACAAACACCCGTTTGACTGGTCGCTATCATCTAAACAAAAAATTACATTTATTGAATTTCCCCAACCAGATTCAGTATAAAAACTATCTTGATGCGCGTCTCTACCAAGTTCACCAGGTGGTTTAAAATACGCCTGACTTTGTATTCCTTCAATTTTATTGTTTAATATATTCTCAAGAATTTCAATCACTTTAGGATGCCCAAAATATTTTAAAATTAATTCAGATTCTTTATGCGGGTGTGAATATATTCCATATTCACCCCATGAGGAGTCTTTTTTATTCCTTTGAATTCTTAGAATATTTAATTCGTTATTAATCTCATCAACATCATTTTGTGATAAGATATTATTTACTAAATAACCCTTATATTTCCAATCAAAAATTTCTTTTTCGCTTAACATAAGATATTTTTTATTCCCAACTAATACCCCAATCTTTAAATTCTGAGGCTAAACAATCTGTTTTATAATCTTTTCTACCACCAACGATTTCTTGTATTTTGTTTTTGGCAGTATTTCTAACACCGTTTAATCCGTGCGTTAATTCCAAATTAATATTCTCAGTCTTACCATATTTTCTATAGTTGGACTCGTTGTGCCAAATGTGTAAGTTTGTTTGTGCCAAAACAACAATCGAACGAATCGTCTCAGCATCAACAATTCCTTTATTTTCTTGAAGTATCAAATCAATATCATGTTTAATATCTCTAATTTCTTGAGCATATTCCTCTTTGTGTTCAGGAATAAAAACTTCTTTTAGTTGCGAAATGCTCATTCTATCAATTAACTCCGCTAGTGTGGGCAAGTATTTTCTTTTATCCATTTTATCTATTTAAAAATTTACGACCTTTATTTATTCTATCTCTCCAATAATCCAACAGGTCGTCCATTGTTTTATTAAAAGGAATCTTCGGTTCCCATCCAGTTAATTCTCTGAATTTTGTTGTGTCAGGTATTTGTAAATCCGCATCTATTAGTCTTAACCTGTTCGGGTCAACAACAATTTCAATTTCATTTTTCATAAATGATTTGGATATAAGATATTTCAAAGTGTCTTCAACTTTACAAGTATAATCTCCTCCAATATTATAATATGCACCAGATGATGGATTGATAGTCAATAACATCCAATATGCTCTGACAGCATCTCTTACATCGGCATATGTTCTAAGTGAATTCAAATTACCAACAAATATTTTTGGTTCCTGTAATCCATATTCTATCATTGCGATTTGTTTCGCGAATGTAGATTCATGAAACACATCCCCTCTTCTTGGTCCTGTATGTGTAAACATTCTGGTTGTCATTACATTCATTTTATACGCCTCTCCATAGTATCTACCAATTAAATCAGTTCCGACTTTAGAAATCGCATATGGAGATGCTGGATGTAATGAACATTCTTCGTTTATCGGAAGTTTATCTTTACTAACTCTTCCGAATATTTCACTCGACGCACACACATGTATCATCGCATTCTTATATGGTGATTTTCTAAGTGCTTCTAATAAATTAGCAGTACCGATGATATTTGTTTGTAATGTTTCGATTGGAGAATCAAAACTTGTTTGAGGATAAGATTGTGCCCCGAGATGAAAAACATAGTCGGGTTTAGATATATCAATCGCGTTAACAATAGAACTAAAATCATTCAAATCTCCATAGATTAATTTAATTCTATTACCAGTATTAATAATATCTGTCAAATGTTCTATGTTATCCATAGAGTCATTCCATCTACAAAAACCATAAATTTTTACATTCGGTTTCTCCAAAAGAAAATCAACCATATGGGAACCAACCATACCTAAAACACCCGTTATTAATATATTCATATCATAAATTTTTTATACAAATATTCAGAAAACAACTCATTCATTCTATAACTCCAATGTATGTCATTCTCTAAACCATATTCACCATTGGATTGATAAAACACGTCCCTATGTGTTTCCCATTCACCAATTTTTTTTGTTAATATATCTTTGTCTTCTATAACATAAGATTTAAAATCCATATTATCCCAAGAAAATATGAATTTTTTTCCATTAGTCAACGTATACAGTGATTCAATTATTTCGATTTGATTTAATTGGTTTGCTTTAGAACCATTTATTATTTCTTGTGTCCTTAACTCTTTTTCAAATTTTTTCCAATTATACTCTTTACCAAAAATTTCAATTTCAGTATCTATATTATTATAAGACGCGGTTCCGACAAATCTATTCACATAGTTTACCTCATTCCTTTCAAAAAATTGATAATCTTTTTCAGATAGTGGTAATCTAGTTCTATTAAAAAAGGGAATACAAATAACTAAATAGTCTTCGGGTTCAATCAATGATAATATCTTAATCCAATTATCTATAATAGTCTGTGCATCTCGGCTTGGCTCTCCATCGCATATTAAGTTTGTGTTCAATTTGTCTGAAAGGTCTTCCCCCCAAAAACATTTGTTTTGATTTGATGGAGCGTTAACATAAAAACTATCTCGACAAAAACTATCTCCAATTATGAATAGATTATTCTTTATTTTCATTATACCATTCAATAGTTTCTTTAATACCCTCTTCAAAAGTATATTTTGGATTAAATCCTAATTCATTTTTTATTCTATCTACACTAACCGCTCTAAAAGGTATTGTTGTAGGTTTGGATTCATCCCATATAACCTTAGGATTTTTACCCGTAACTGTTAGTATGGTATTCAATATTTCACCAATTGTGACTCCGTTTCCATATCCCAAATTGTACGGTTTCATAGATTCTCCCTTTTCTAAAATCAATAACGCACCATTAACTACATCTTTCACATATAAAAAATCCCGTACAACATCAGGATTACCCCAAGCAGTAAATGGATTTTCTCCACTGAGGACTCTTTTGATTAATGCTGGAACAACATGACAAGTTTTTAAATTAAAATTATCATGTGGACCAAATATTGCGGTACATCTTGCTAATGCAATTTCTAATCCAGAGAATTTTGATACGTGTTCCATTAACTTTTCACGATATCTTCTCATCCACCCATACCCATAATAAGATTTATATGGTTCATCAACCCAAAATTCATCTTCAGTTATTGGTCTTCTAATATCGGGATATCCTGTTGAACTATTTAAGTCTAAAAATCTTTTTACTTTATTTTTTACACAGGCATCTAATACATTACCAATTAGATTTAATTGTTTAAGTGATATTTGTATATCGGTTGGCACTGAAGATGGGTGAGCGACTTCTCCCGCACAGTGAATCACATAATCCGCACCTTCAGTTAATTTAACACAATCTTCTAATTTCATTAAATCAATATCATGAAAAACTTGAATGTTGTTATGTTCATATTGTAATGGATTTTTATGTACATGTGTTCTCACATCTACTCCCATTTCCGCTAATTTCATTAAAAAATGTGTCCCAATAAACCCAGACCCACCAGTGACTACAACTTTTTTATCTTTCCAAAATTCACTCATATTAATGGTTAACAAAAGGATTATATCGTTTATCTAAAATATCTTTATTATTCAAAAACCAATCAGTTGTTAACTTAATACCTTCTTCTAATGAAGTATGACTTTTGAATCCATATTTATTCATCTTATTCATACTCATCAATCTTTTTTTATCTCCACTCGGTACGTCTGTTAACCACTTAACATCAATATCTTTTCCTGAATGTTTGATAACTAATTCAAC